ACGGGTCCACGGGGGTGCCGTCAGCTTGGATCATCTGCGGTGCGGTGTCGCGGCCAGCAGTGATGTAGACGTTGCCAGCGTAGCCATCATAGGGCTGCATGGTTTTGCGGCTAACCTTCTCCTCGCCACGACCGTAGCAGCGGGTCTTGCGATCGTTTTGGATCATCTGCATGACAGCTTGGGCGTGTTCTTTCCACTTCTCCAGTGCGATAGCGCCGTAGCGTTGCATGAATTGTTGGAAGCCGGGGTGGTCTTGCGGCATCAGGAACTCACAGTTGTAGCTGATGCGCTCTTTGCCGGTGGCCTCGTTCACCTGACGCTGGGGTTCAGCGAGGCGGGGAAAGGACAAACGGACATTGGACAGGAAAATGATTTCAGACATTACAGTTACTCCTTGTGGTACTCGGGATGGATGGTTTCAGGTTGAGGTAGTTCAAACACTTCAAAGTGATTCTGGCCTCCTTCTCGCCAGTTAAAGTCGGCATCGCATTGCTTTGCCACTTGTTCCGCTTTCACGAAGTCGGAAAACATCCCAACAATGTTGGAACTGACCCCGCATTCGATGCAGCCAATATTGACAACGACCCACATGATCACGCTCCCATGAGCCACGAGGGCAGGGATTCGGCAGCGGGTGCTGCCTCTACTGCGCTGAACAGCGGCGCAGCATTGGTGATGACAGCAGGACGGCTGTCAGATTCAGGGACGACGGTGAGCTTGCCGGCCATCTTGACCACGTACTCTTGGTCGAGAGTTTTGAGCTGGCGCTCGGACAGCTGCTTGGCTGTGCCGTCCTTCTTAGTCCAGGTCAGCTTCTCAGCTTTGGCAGGGGACACCAGCTTAGTCTCGTAGACAGAGCCTTTGGGGATGCCCATCTTGACCAGCTTCTCGGCGATCTCGGCTTCGGGCAGTGCCCATGCACGGGAGCCACGACCATTGACCAGCTTGAGGCCGGGGATGGTTTGGCCAGCCTGCATACGGCGCAGCGCTTCGGCTTCAACACCTTCGAGGAGTTGGCGCATCAGGGGAGCAGCTTCCATGATCTGAGCGATCTGGGCATCGTCCATCGTGGATGGATCTTTGTCGGCACTTTGCTGTGCGACATCGAGTGGTTGTGTTACGACTGGTTGGAACATGATTCCGACCTCTTTCATTACGTTGTTTGCCAGTGCAGAGCAGGAGCCCTTGGCGCGGCAGAATTTACATTGACTGTCACCCGGTACAAGTGGTGCATCTGGTTTGTCAGTTGCAGCAGCTTGAGCCACGATTGTACCCATACCAGCTAACAGTTCGCTTACAGCCACATCGTGCGATGTGATTGCAGGCATCCCGCGCAGCGCCAGCTTGGGCTGAATGATGGTCATGATGATCCGCTTGACCGGATACTCGACGTTGATGGGCAGCTTGTAGCCTGCCAGCACCCCGTAGGCGTACTGCTCAAGCTGCATGTTGCCCTCGGCGCTCACCACGCCCATGCCGTCCTTGTAGTCGATGATCTCGATCCAGTCAGGGCCGATGATCTGGCAGTCCACGGTACCGCTGAGATCGTCACGACCCAGCAGGTGCTGGGGGTCAACGCGCTGCTCGGAGATCACCTTGAACATGCCGTTCATGGACCGCTCACGAATGTAATCGAGAGCGACATCAACTCGTGATGCACGATCTGCGTCGATGACGAACTCACCATCGTCGTCCTTCATCTTGATGCCGATCATGGTGGAAGCACTACCCTGAACACCATTTTTGATGCAGTGCTCCAGCAGCGTGTGGCTGTGGGTTCCGTCGATGGCGGCAGCACCGCTGCGTTCATCGGGGTACTTGGCCTCCTCACGGATGCTGCCGGGGCACAAGGCCCAGCGGTGCCGTTTGGAGGGCGACAGTTGGGCGTGGGTGCTCATTGGCAAGCCTCGCAGGTGCCGTCATCCGACAGGTCACAGGCTTGACCCAGTGGGAAGTCGTTGTCGTCCTGAGCCGGTGCTGGCGCAGGCTGCTGCTCGACTTCGGGTTGCTGCGTGTTCTCGGTGCTCATTTGAGTGCCTCAACGCCAGCGTACAGTTGGCCGTAGTGCTCAGGCTTGACATCGTTGATGTTCTGGTAACCCAGACCGACCAGCACGTTCTGAATCTGAGCACCTTTCTGCGGGCCGAGAGCCTTGTAGGCACCCATCACGTAGTCGATCAGACCCTTACCGTCGGTGAACGGTGCACCAGTGGCCACAGGGGCAGCAACAGCAACAGGTGCCACGAATGCAGGGGGCGCTGGCATCGCAGGGGCGGTCACCACGGGCGCAGGGGTGTCAACGACAGACACAACCACGGGAGCAGCTTGTACCACGGGTGCAGGTGCTGGTGCAACGGGTGCAGAGACTGGTACATTGACGCCTTCGATCTTGTTAGTCAAGGCGACAATGGCTTGGGTCAGGGCTTCGATTTTGGATTCAAGAGACATGGTAGAGACTTTCTTTACGAGTTACGGGGGGTTGAATGACAAGGCGGTCTTCAATGAACGCCTCGATGATTTCACGCAAGATCTCAGACGGTTGCCCGAAATTCTTGACCTTGCTGTGAAATTTCTTGTGACTGTCGGGGGACACCCGTACAGTCAGAAACTTTGATTTGGATTTAAGAGTTGCCATAAATATTTCCTGATCGGTTGCACAAATTGTAGCACAGCTGTGATACGATTGTGCAACAGACTCAAAAATATTTTTGGAAAAAGAAAAAGCCCCAGTGGTTAGACCGGGGCTTTTAAAGGAGAAACACCATGAAACGACTGGCAACTGCGATCACCAGCAAGAGGATTTTATGACAGCAATACCATCAATACAAGCACACCCTGCATCGATTGATGCGTATATCCGTCACGGCTGGTCACTTGTGCCCATCCCCGCAGGCACCAAGGGGCCACGCACACCAGGCTGGAACCTCAAGACCAACGCTTTGAAGTCCCAACTCGATCTGCCATCGGGTTACGGCATCGGTTTGGCCCATGCGTACAGCGGCACGATGGCCTTGGACATTGACGAGTGGGAGTCCACAGCTGTGGCGCTCAAGCAACACGGTATCGATCTGCAAGCGCTATATGATGCCAACGATGCTGTCATCGTGGACTCGGGCAGGGCTGGTCACGGCAAGCTGCTGTACCAGATGCCCTTTGGCCTGGCGCTGCCGTCCAAAAAGATCCTGATCAACAGCGTCACAGCCTACGAGCTGCGCTGCGCCACGGCCAACGGCCTGACGGTGCAGGATGTCATGCCCCCATCGATCCACCCCGACACGCTCCAACCCTACCGCTGGGCCGGTAAGGGCCACTGGACCCGTCTGCCCACGATCCCTCAACCCCTGCTTGATCTGTGGCAAGGTCTGCTGGCGCAGGACAAAGAGCGCACCATCGGCACCGGTGAGGCGATTGACGCATCGTGGTCCGACATTCGGTCAGCCCTTGAGTCCATCCCTGCTAACTGCTCCCGTGAGGAGTGGGTCACCGTGGGCATGGCGCTCAAGTGGGCGGGCGATCAGACGGACCAGCTGGATCAGGGTTTGACGCTCTGGCACGACTGGAGCCAGCAGTCGGTTGACAAGTACCCCGGCGAAAAGGAAATCGTCACCCAGTGGATCAGCTTCAGGAACGACAAGGCCACAGCGGTCAAGCTGGGCAGTCTGTTCCATATCGCCAAGCAGCACGGGTGGGTCAAGCCCCTGCCCGACATCTCCTCGATGTTTGCCGCAGTGGAGGCCCCAGCCGACCCAAAGTCTGTCATCGTTGACCTGCGGCCACGGCCACCGATGATGGACGTATCTCTGTGGCCTGCTGTCATCGCCCGCCGTGCCGAGGAGATCGGCCAGACCGTGGGCTGTGACCCCTTGGTGCCCCTGTTCGCAGGGCTGGCCGCTGTCTGCGGTGTCGTCGATGCCCGCACCCGACTGGAGCTGATCAAGGACTTCAAGGTGCCCCCGGTGCTGTGGCTCATGACCATCGGCGCACCAGCGGACAAGAAGACACCAGGCTCGGCCCCGATGCTGGCCCCACTGAAGAACTTGGAGCTGGAGGACCGTCCACGGTTCAAGAAGGAGCTGCTGGACTGGGAGGGTCAAGAGGCCATGTTTGCCTCCAGCAAAAAGGCATTCCTTGAGTTCTCGGCCAGCCCTGATGCGATGCTCGGGGCTGACCAAGCGCCAGTGGTGCATGACCTGCCACCGCAGCCCGTGCCCCTGCGCATCACCGTCGATGACGTGACCAGCCAGAAACTGGTGCGCCTGGCAGCTGATCGCCCACGGGGTCTGCTGTGCGCCCTTGACGAGATGAACAGCTGGGTGCGTAAGCTGACCGACAAGGCCAGCGGCGAGGACCGTTCGGCATGGGTCAAGGCATACGAGTCGAGTAGTTATGAGATGGACCGTGTGGGCAGTGGCTCGATCTTCGCTGAGAACCTGGCTGTGTCGATCTACGGGAACATCCAACCTCGCGTGTTTCGTGAGAGCCTGCACAACTTGAGCGCTGATGGTCTGGTGCAGCGATTCGTGCCCTGCATTTTGAACGGTGACCTGACTCGCAAGCCCGTCGAGATCCCCGACTACCTGCTCAACAAGCAGCAGTGGGAGCAAACGCTGCGCATCGTGTTCGCCCTGCCTCCCATGACCTACCAGCTGTCCCCAGAGGCCAAGGCCGTGTATCAGGAGTTCCAAGACTGGTACGACGCCAAGCGCAACGATGAACGACTGTTGCAATCAGACGACACATTCATGACCGCGTTTGGCAAGATCGAAGGTCTAGCTGGGCGCATCATGCTCATGTTCCACCTGATCGAGTCGCCTTTCAGCATGATGGTGTCCGCAGACATCGCCAACCGGGTGATTGAGTTGGTCAAGTCCTACGTGGTCCCAGCTTACCGATATGCCCTGTCCGAATTGTCCGGTGCGTCCAACTTCGACACGTGGCTGCGTGACTACATCATCCAGCACGCCGATGAGTCCACCATCACGATGGCCGAGATCAAGCGGTCAGCCCGCAGACAGATCGAGAAGGTGAACGTGTGGCAGCAGGATCAAATGATCTACGGGGCCATGTACCCGCTGGAGCAGGGCAGGTGGGTCATGCGCATGGACGATGGCTCGAAAGAGAACCAGCATCACGCCCAGTGGGCCATCAACCCAGCATTGGCTGTGCAGTTCAAGGATCACCGCAAGGCCGTGATCGATGCGAAGCAGCGCCAGCTCGATGAGATTTACAGGCTGTCCAGAAAAGAAAAGCCCCGAGTACACGGGGCTGAGTTGCTGGATTGATCAAGCCCCGCAAGGGGCTTTTTCACATGGGTGCCTCCGGTAGTTGTTCACGCTGCTGACGTGCGTAATCTTCGATCTGCTTTTTGGTCCAAGGTACGGGACCCGTGATGGGCGGGAACGGCCAGGGTTTTGGGGTGCTCATACTCGTGCCTCCTTGCGACCCTTTTCGATCAGTTCTCGTGCATAGGACTGGTCCTCTGGCCTCTCGCTGGACAGCATGGCCCGCAGCTTGTAGGCGATGGCCCGTGCGCTCTCGGTCGAGTGGGCGCGTTCGTACCGTGCGCCCTCGCTGATGTATTCGGATTCAGTGTGATTCATTTTTACTCCATTCAATTTCAGAAAAGTTTCAAACGCCTTATAAGGGCTTTTTTGCCCCAGAGGGTTTGCGTCCGCGCTTGGCTGGTGCAGTTGCCGCGGGGATCAGCGCGGCCAGCAGCGCCGGTGCCATTGTCTCAAGGGTCAGCAGGACGTCCACCAAGCGCACGGCGGCGGCGCTGGGTGCACGGGTGCCCGCTTGCCACTTACGAAGGGTGAACACGGGCACGCCCAGCAGGCCAGCGGCCTGGGCTTCGGTCAATTGGTGCCTGGCGATCAAGGCCACCAGTGCGGGGGCAAAATCGGGGTTTTGAGCGGGTTTTTTATCGGTCATAGGGGTTTGCCTGTTCAAGGGTCAAAAAATGCCCCTGACCGTTAAATCAGGGGATGGGTTACGGGGTGACGATGGGTTAGCTACCCCAAGCGGCCAGGATCAGGGCGACAATGGCCGATATAACAATGGCGGTCATTGTTCCTCTCCGCGCTCAATGGCCTCAAAAATTACGTTTTTGTCGTAGTCACTGGAGAAATCGGGGCACGGGTAATGGCCAGCGAGACGCTCGAAGCAGTCGTAGAAAAACCGCTTCAAGTGTTCAAGGTCTTGCGCGTCTTGCTGCACCTGGTGCGGGTCTGGCTGTTCATCCTTGAGAGTCTCCAGCTCCTCTTGCAGCGCGTCACGCTCGGCTGTTAGTTCGTCAATCCGTGCGAAAAGCTCGGCGGCCATGGTGAAGCCTTCAGCGTATGCGATGCGCTCGGCTTCGCTGGGTTCAAGTGTCAATAGATCAATCATGATGTCATTCTCCTAATTGGAAACGGTCAGAGGTGGAGTAATCGGGTTCGTCTTCGGCACCGTAGAGCTCGTCGAGCTGGGCGGTTAGCCGTTTGACGGCTTCGCGGCATCGGGCGATCTGTACGGGATCGCGAGATTCGCGGATTACATGGTTTTGCCAAAAGATGGATTTTTCCAGCTGCGCGGCGGTCATTGGGGCGCGGTTCATGGTCACTCCTTGGACAAGTCAGAGTTAAAGACAAACGAGTGGTCGCCATTGGGCAAGCATCCGCCCAGCAGCCCGCCGTAATGGGGGTCATCCCATCCCAGCTTTTTAACCAAGGCTTCAGCGGCGGCGCGGTGGCACGCTTGACCGCTCAGTTCGTACGGGTAAGGGATCGTTATCGATCCGGCGGCGGCCCAGGCTTTGATCCGTGAGCCACGCGAATTCGTGGGGGCAAAATATCGGGTTTGAATGGCTTGCATGATTGATCCTTTTACAGTGGTTACGGGTTACAAGGGGAACAGAGCACCCAGCGAGTGCAGCAGCAGGGCAGCGAGTGCCAAGCCGATAAGAACGGCCAGGGTGACATCTTTCAAGGTTTCGCGGTTCATGGTTCAGTCCTTACAGTGGTTACGGGTTACAAGTGGATCAGTTGACCCACTGGGTTAGATTGTATCACAACTACAACCCAGCGGGTCAACATTTAATTACTAGGTGATTTCCCTAAGCGATACATTAAGACAGCCGCGTCCCGTTCTTCACGGGTTGCAAATCGACCCAGGTGTCTGACCTTATCACCTTCGCGCACCACGGCGCGAAAAGGCTTCACGGCTCGCGGCGCACGGGTTACGCGTTCACCAGTGCGCACCCAGTGAAGAACGATAGACGCGCTCACTGTGCGCCCTTCGAATTGGACACGCTCACCGCAGCGAACATAGACAAGTGATCCATCGGTGTAAGTCTCACGGCGCACGAGTTGGCCGCTCTTGCTTTCCACAAAGTCGGCTCGATCAAGTTTGATCGCAATGGCTCGCTGTTTGATGGGGCGTTGCTTCCTGGACTTCGCTGGATTAATGGGATCAGTGGGGCGCATGTGCAATAGCTCGCGCAATTGTTCATAGCTCAGGGATTCAATTACATCGGCGTCGAGTGTGGTGCGCTGGAAAGCAAGTTCTTCAAGGGATTCGCGATTCATGGGGTGCCTTTCATCAATGTTGCCATGTTGCCGCAATTATACATGATCCGCACATTGTGACTTGTGGAAGGGGAAAAGGATTCAGGGAAAAGAGATTAAAAGGGTGTTTTAAAAAACTCGTCTATCACCCCTTCCTGGGCGCGAAGTCACACGGTCACTGCGTTGCGGAATCAACGGCAACATGGCAACAAACCCGCACCCGTGACCCGCTGGGTCATAACCCGCTGGGTTCACGTGACCCGCTGGGTTGACCCATGGTGGCCGCGATTCCTTGACCCACTGGGTGCATTGATGGCCGTTTGACCCACTGGGTCACTTGATGGCCATTTGACCCACTGGGTCACTTGATCCATGGGCTCATGGGCTCACGCCGTGGAGCACGGGTGCCGCGATGCCCTGGGTGCCCGAGGGGGAGGGGGTAGGGCCGACGGACTAAGGGTCACGGTTACGGCGGTACCGCGAACAATTTGATTTGATTTAAAATTTTTATTTAATTTTTTAAATCCGTGGTACACTGCTTCAATGAAACCAAACATCACACAAGAGCGTCTAAAGCAGTTGCTGCACTACAACCCTGACACTGGTAAGTTCACCCGCTTGACTAAGTGGGGTCGTCAGCAAATTGGCGATGAGCCAGGATGCAAATCAAAATTTGGATACCGGTACATTGGGGTTGATGGAAAAGGCTACACCGCTTATCGGTTGGCGTGGTTGTATGTGTATGGGGAGTTTCCCGATGGTGATATCGACCACATCAATCGCGACCCCACCGATGACAGGATCGCAAACCTGCGTTCGGTTTCACATTCCACCAATCTGCACAACAGTTCTCACCGAAACCCCGCATCAAAGATCAAAGGTGTGTACCGCACCAAAGAAAACAATTGGCAGACCAGTATCAAAGTGGCTGGTGTGACATATCGACTAGGAACCTACAAGACAATTGAGGAAGCAGCGGCTGCAAGAAAATTTGCTGAACAGTTGCTGATCCCCACACAGTGCTAGACTCAGTACCACTATGGACACATTGAACCCCAATCCCGTAGGCGCAGATGTCGCACATCAACTCGAACTACCAGACTGGCTCGACCCTGCGCCACGATCCGACACCCCGCTGGCCAAAATGCCCGCAGAGGTCAAAGCACTCACCCTCGTGCAGTACGAGCAGGTGTTCATGCGAGCCATCGACTCGATTGCCCACGGCAAATCCCTGTCCCAGGTGCTGCGGGACGATCAGCGGGACATCGACTACAACGACTTCTACCGGTGGATCAAGAAAGATCCGCAGCGCAAGCAGTTGTTTGATGAAGCCCAAGAAATGCGCACCGAGTTCATGGCTGGCGAGATCATCGAGATTGCCGACGCCGATGACTCGCTGGAGGACGTCCAGCGTTCCCGATTGAAGATCGACACTCGTAAATGGCTCATGGGCGCACACAATCGCAAGAAGTACGGCGAGACCAAGACCGTGGAGCTTGGCGGGACGATCTCGATCACCGATGCGCTGGCTGCGGCCCAGGCTCGGATCATTGAAGCTGAAGTGATTGATGTGACCCCTAGATTGGAGAACTGACTATGAGTGATGGTGGTAAAGGCTCCGCGCCAAGACCGATCCCCGACCCCCAGAAGTTCCGCGACAACTGGGACGCGATCTTTGGAAAGAAACCCAAATGAAGATCAACTGGCTTGACCGGCGAATCAGCGCACCCGGTCCTTTTCTTTGCCTGTGCTTGTCTGAGGACGAGTACAAGGCCGCGCTCAAAGACATGGGTGTTGGTGCGGTGGACAACTGGATCAAGACCCCACACGCCAACGCAACAGCACACCACATTGCATCACCCAAGGGGTTGGCTTGCATCGTGTGCTTGGCTGGGTGGGAGAACAGAAACCCCATCGAAGTTGCCGGACTGCTGGTGCACGAGGCCGTTCACGCATGGCAAGAATGGTGCGACTACTACGGTGAGATCACACCCGGACGCGAACAAGAAGCGTATGGGATTCAAAGTGTCGCGCAGGAACTGATGGCCGAGTTTGCCAAAAGGATGGAGTCATGACCGTAATCATTGGCGCGGCCATCGTGCTGTTTGTGGCCTACGTGGCTGAAAGGTTCTGGTAATGCAAAAACCCCGGTACAGCCCAGAAGACGAGCAAACGCTCATGACCCAGCTGTGGTCGCCCCAGATCAAGGACAACCCAGAGACCTTCGTCCTGTTTGCGTTCCCGTGGGGGCAGAAGAACACACCACTGGAGAAGTTCAGTGGACCCCGTGCGTGGCAGCGCAGGGTGCTGCGTGAGATCACGGCGCACATCAAGCAGAACCAAGGCCAACTCGACATGGACGCACTGCGCGTCGCGGTGTCTTCGGGCCGGGGTATCGGTAAGAGCGCACTGGTGAGCTGGCTCATCCTGTGGATGCTGTCCACCCGGATCGGCAGCTCAGTCATCGTGTCGGCTAACAGCGAGAACCAGCTGCGCACCGTCACCTGGGGCGAACTGACTAAGTGGGCCACGATGGCCATCAACTCACACTGGTGGGAGCCGTCGGCCACGAAGCTGACCCCTGCGCAGTGGCTGACCGAGCTGGTCGAGCGGGATCTGAAGAAGGGCACCCGTTACTGGTCTGCTGAGGGGAAGCTGTGGAGCGAGGAGAACCCGGACAGCTATGCCGGTGTGCACAACCACGACGGCATGATGGTGATCTTTGACGAAGCCAGTGGTATCCCGGACGGCATTTGGTCAGTGGCTGCGGGCTTCTTTACGGAGAAGATCCTGGATCGCTACTGGTTCGCGTTCAGTAACCCACGGCGTAACACGGGGTACTTTTTCGAGACTTTCCACGGTAAACGGGACTTTTGGAAAGGGCAGATCATTGATGCCCGCACAGTCGAGGGCACCGACAAGGCCGTCTACGACCAGATCATCGCTGAATACGGTGAAGACTCGATCCAGGCCCGTGTCGAGGTCTACGGCGAGTTCCCCGCAGCCGGTGAAGACCAGTTCATCTCGCCCGTGGTGGTCGAGGACGCCATGAAACGGCCTCCATATAAGGACGCCACGGCTCCAATCGTGATCGGCGTGGACCCGGCCCGTGGTGGCATGGACAGCACGGTGATCCTCGTGCGCCAAGGGCGTGACATTGTGGCCATCAAACGCCTCAAGGGTGAGGACACCATGAGCGTCGTGGGGCACGTCATCGACGCCATCGAGGAATACAAGCCTGCGCTGACCGTGATCGACGAAGGTGGTCTCGGGTATGGGATTCTTGACAGATTGACCGAGCAGCGTTACAAAGTGCGCGGGGTCAACTTTGCATGGAAGGCGAAAAACCCCGTGATGTGGGGCAACAAAAGGGCCGAGATTTGGGGTGCGATGCGCGACTGGCTCAGGACTGCATCGATTCCCAACGACAGATCCCTGCGAAACGACCTGGTCGGCCCTATGAAGAAGCCCAACTCGGCTGGGACGATCTTTTTGGAAGGGAAAAAGGAGATGAAAGCCCGTGGGCTGGCCTCTCCTGATGCGGCTGACGCACTGGCCGTGACGTTTGCATTCCCCGTGGCCAGCCGTGGGGAGTACAATTCTCGTAACACAACGCGCAAGGTCACATATGACCGCAGCGCGGCATCAACTGGATGGATGGGGTCATAAAATGCCACTGAAAAAATCTGCATCACCTGCGGCCTTCCGCGCCAACGTCAAAGCCGAGGTGAAAGCCGGAAAACCGGTCAAACAGGCCGTGGCCACCGCCTATTCCGTCAAGCGTGAAGCTGCCAAAAAATCCACCCCGAAAGGTAAAAAATGAAATCCAAATCCACACCTGCTAAGCCGCCCAAGCCGTCCAAAGCCTTCGTAAAGGAAATGGAGCGTATGTACCCGAAAGGTGCCACGATTACACCTAAAAAGGCTCCGACAAAAGCCCCGATGAAGTCCAAAAAATGACCCTGAAAGCCATGCAAAACTGCCTCATTATTGAGCGCGATGTCGAAAAACATGCGATGTTTGAGCTACTTTCGACAGAAAAGCAGGAAACGGGTATAGTCGTGTCCGCAGGCCCTGACTGCAAAGAGCTGAAGGTCGGTGACCATCTGTATTTCGGCGTAGGGCAAGAATTTAAGCATGAAGGCAAGGACTATGTCGTCATGCGCGAGCCTCACGTACTAGGAGTCTTGAATGGCTGACCCAACTGGCATGGTTGCTGCGGCGAACGTAGCAGCCGGTGGCAAACCCCTGAAATCCGACTCAGACATTCTGACCGTCGCCCGTGCCCGCCTTGATATGGCGGTTTCGGCGCTTGCCGAATCCCGTGAAGACGAGATCGACGATCTGCGGTTCTACGCCGGTTCGCCCGACAACCATTGGCAGTGGCCAGCCGACGTGCTGGCAACCCGTGGTGCGGTTCAGGGCCAGACCATCAACGCCCGCCCCACCCTGACGATCAACAAGCTGCCTCAGCACGTTCGTCAAGTCACCAACGACCAGCGTCAAAATCGGCCCGGTGCCAAGGTTATCCCTGTGGATGACAACGCTGATGTGCAGGTGGCCGAGGTGTTCAACGGCATGATCCGTCACATTGAGTACATCTCGGATGCTGACGTGGCCTATGACACCGCCTGCGAGAACCAAGTGGCCTACGGCGAGGGCTACATTCGCCTGCTGACCGAGTATTGCGACGACAACACGTTCGATCAGGACATCAAGATTGGTCGTATCCGCAACAGCTTCTCGGTTTACATGGACCCGTTGATCCAAGACCCCACTGGCGCAGACGCCAAGTGGTGTTTTATCACCGAGGACGTGACCAAGGCTGAATATGAGCGTATGTACCCCGATGCAGCGCCCATCTCGACCCTTCAGTCGCTGGGTGTGGGTGATCAGTCGATCAGCAACTGGCTAAACGAAGACACCGTTCGCATCGCGGACTACTACTACATCGACTACGACAAAGCCACGCTGAACTTGTACCCTGGCAACGCGACAGCCTTTGAAGGCACGCCCGAGGACAAAGAACTGCGTGCTGTGTACGGCAAACCCAAGCGCAACCGTGTGTCCGAGCGTCCGAAGGTCAAGTATTGCAAGATCAACGGTTACGAAATCCTCGAGGAACGCGAGTGGGCAGGCAAATGGATTCCCGTGATCCGTATTGTCGGCAACGAGTTCGAGGTTGATGGCCGTTTGTATGTGTCGGGCTTGGTGCGTAACGCCAAAGATGCCCAGCGCATGTACAACTACTGGGTTTCGCAAGAAGCCGAGATGCTGGCTTTGGCCCCTAAAGCGCCGTTTATCGGTTACGGTGGGCAGTTTGAGGGTTACGAGGACAAGTGGAAAACCGCCAACACGAACAACTGGCCCTATCTGGAGGTTAATCCTGACGTCACAGACGGCCAAGGCAGCGTGTTGCCCCTGCCACAGCGTGCGCAGCCTCCAATGGCCTCCAGCGGCCTTCTGCAAGCCAAATCGGGCGCTGCTGAAGACATCAAAGCAACCACCGGTCAGTACAACGCATCGCTGGGCATGGGCTCCAATGAGCGGTCCGGCAAAGCCATTTTGGCCCGCCAGCGTGAAGGCGACGTGGGCACGTACCACTACGGCGACAACTTGGCCCGTGGTGTGCGTCACATTGCCCGTCAACTGATCGACCTGATTCCCAAGATTTACGATACCCAACGTATCGCTCGAATCATTGGCGAAGATGGTGAGACAAAGATGGTCAAGATCAATCCTGACCAGCCTCAACCAGTCAACGAGATTCGTGACGAGCAGGGCATCGTGATCGAGAAGATCTACAACCCCGGCGTCGGCAAGTACGACGTAGTGGCTGTCACTGGTCCAGGTTACGCTACCAAGCGCCAAGAGGCTCTGGAAGCAATGGCTCAGTTGTTGCAAGGCAACCCGCAGCTGTGGCAAGTGGCAGGTGACTTGTTCGTCAAGAACATGGATTGGCCAGGCGCTCAGGAGATGTCCAAGCGGTTCGCCAAGACCATCGATCCGAAAATTCTGTCTGACGACGATAAGTCTCCAGCCCTGCAAGCTGCCGAACAGCAGATCCAAGCGATGGGTGCAGAGATGGAAAACATGCACCAGATGATTCAAAACGTGGGCAAGTCCATCGAAATGCGGGATCTGGAGCGCAAGGACTTTGAGGCAGAAGTCAAGGCATACCAAGCTGAGACACAACGGATCGCCGCAGTTCAGGCCGGTATGACCGAGCAGCAAATCCAAGACATCGCAATGGGTGTTGTGGCCGCTGCAATGGAGAGCAATGATCTGGTGATGGGGATTGACGAAGAACGTCAACCGCTGGAATTTGAAGAAATGCCACCTGAGCAACCAATGGAAGGAATGCAGCAATGAAAGCCGCTGATTTTGTAGGCACACTGTTCTTGGCGCGAGATGTCGCGCACTCCGTGCATCTGAACACCCGCAGCTTCTCCAAGCACATGGCGCTCAACTCGTTTTATGACGAGGTGGTTGATTTGGCCGACAAGTTTGCCGAAGCCTACCAAGGCCGTCACGGGCTGATCGGCCCAGTGAGCTTGATGTCTGCCAAGAAAACTGGCAACATCATCGAGTTTTTGAAAGATTCGCTCAAGGACATTGAGGATTGCCGGTACGAGGTCTGTGACAAGTCTGACACTGCTATGCAAAACATCATTGACGAAATCGTTGGGCTTTACCTTTCTACCCTGTACAAGCTACAATTCCTCGCATAAGGAGCCATCATGGAACTCTTGAAACCTCTCAGCAAAGCTGATTTCCCCGCCTACTCTGTGGCGTATACCGGCACTGCTGGCAACACTTCTACTTGGAACGCCGGTCCTCAAGGCGTGGTGGTTTGGTCTGACCAGCCCTGCTACGTGGAAGTCGGTGAAGGTGCTGTGGCCACAACTGCCAGCACCCCCATTCCTGCATACACCCCCATCCCATTTGCAGTGCCAATCACCGTCAGCGGTACATGGCGCGTGAGTGCGATCCAAGTGTCCACTGGCGGCACTGTGTATTGCAAACCAATCAACAAGCAATGAGCTTCGGTGTAGCCCTTCGCAACAGCCTCGCTCTTGGTTTGGGCGGGATTGCTTCGCTGTTTTCTGGCCGCGCCGATGAACAGGCTCAGAGCAACCTGCTGTGCGAAAATGGCGACAACCTCGTCCAAGAGGACGGTGGTCTGATTCTCTTGGAGTAAAAAATGGCTGATAAGAAAATTTCCCAACTGACCGCAATCACACCTCCGCTAACAGGCGTTGAGGTTTTGCCAGTTGTCAAAAGCGGTGCAACGGAAAAGGTCAGCGTCAGCCAGATCATGACCGGCATGATCATCACCGAGTCCGGCACCAGTCGCACGCTGACCGCAACTGACAATGCCCAGATTATTTATTGCACTTCTGCAAGCGCAGTGACGATCACTTGTGCTACCGGATTGGGTGCTGGTTTCAACTGCACGATCATCCAAGGCGGCGCAGGCAAAGTGACTGTGGCTGCGGGTGCCGCTACGCTGGTGTCGTACTCCAGCCTGTTTAGCACAATGGGTCAATATGCCGTGATCTCACTGATCGCACCTGTCGCAAACACATTCGTGGCTGCTGGCAACCTGGGAGTCTAATATGACGGTCAACCTTTCTGCATTGGCTGGTGCTGGTCAGCAATTTTTTGACAACAACGGCGTACCGTTATCAGGCGGAAAACTGTATTCTTACGAAGCTGGTACCACAACCCCACAAGCGACATACACCACCGCTGCGGGTAATGTTGCACACGCAAACCCGATTGTTTTGGATTCTGCTGGGCGTGTATCCACTGGTGAAATTTGGCTGACTGCTGGCTCAAATTACAAATTTGTCCTTAAAACCAGCGCAGATGTGACATTGGCGACATGGGACAACATCACTGGCATTAACGGTACAGGTATTGCGGTTAACGCTGAAAATGTGCAATACGATCCGCCATTTACGGGCGGTGTTGCCACAAATCAGGAAGAATACAACAGCCGAATTATCAGCGTCAAAGATTTTGGTGCTGCTGGTGATGGCGTAACTGACGACACTGCTGCAATTCAAGCAGCTATTGACGCAGGTGAAGGCAGAACGCTTCTTGGTGTGAAAGGTCAAACGTATCTCATTCAAGATCAACTGACCATTCCAAGCAATATCACCATCGACTGGCAAGGTGCGACCATCATTGATGATGTGCAAACGTATCGACCACCGGCACAAGCGAGTCGTGCAAAACCATTGTTTTACATGTACGGTGTAAACAACATCAAGATCAAAAACTTGATGTATGAGTCCACGCCAACTCGAGCTACTGTCAGCAGTTCTGTACCTACCGGCATCATCTGGATTGGTGACAACAGCACGACAGGTAGCGGCCCAACTCACGATATTGAAATTACCAACATTCAGGCCAGCAACTGCGCTGACTACACGCTGTTTGTAGCTATCGTTGGCAACGCTTACGATCTTGTCGTGCGCAACATCGACATTCAGGGCGACTGCGATTACGGTATTAATGTCGAATATGGTGAAGCAGCCACTGGCCCGAATCCGCCTGACAACTACGGAATGTATCCGTACAACGTCACAGTGGATCATTTCAACGGATACGACAACGCTACGTCAGTCGGTTTCCTGCGAGTTGCTGGCGCGTACAACATCAAGTTTTTGAATTGCTACGGTGAAAACGTCAAGAGTTTTATTTACGCATGGACTGGCGACACCAGCATTCAACGCGTGTCTGAGAACGTGGTGTTTGAAAACTGCACACACTATGCTGGCGCGAGCTTTTTGACTGGCGTAATCAATTACGTTGTTCAAGTTCTTTCACCTGACAAAAATGGCTCTACTGGTGTGCCATTGCCATCTTGGACAAACCAAGATCACTTGTTTACGTTCAACAACTGCCAGTTTCAAAACAACAAGGAAACTGACAGCGCGGTGTTCCGCTTCTATGGATCGCAGGGCAGCACGGTGTTTAACTCGTGCCTGTTCCAGGACTCATATTTTGGTGTTCGCGCTGGCCCTTCTGTCAACCCAAGCTACACATCTTTGTATTCGCTGCGGTTCAATGATTGCGTGTTTAAGAACAACTCACGTGATGTGCGATTGACCACCATTCGTGGTGTTGTGTTTGACCATTGCAAGTTTTTGGATCAAGACGGAACTTTGAATCCTGTGAAATTGGAATCAAGTGCAATTTACAACGAATTCAAAAACTGTTACTTTTCTGGCCTTGCGACAGACGTTGCATACATCGTGGTTGATTCCGGCTGCGTGTTAAACACCATTGATAAATGTTTATTTTCTGACACTGGTAGCACTCCTCCGTTGGAATTAAGTGCTGAAACTCTTGGCGCAAACAATTTCCCGCCTGACCAAGGTTTGGTTAAAACTGGATATGCCTATTACGGTCTGTCTGGTCAACCTGACACTTTGATCGAAGACTTGACCAATGTGTCAACATCGCAACTGGATGCAGACAAACGTACTTTGTACACCGTTCCTGTTTTGACTAAATCCATCACTGGTGTTTTGAACGGCACTCAAAACACGACTGTTCGATTGACTTCAAACAGCGTTGGATCAAACGTCACGTTTGTTTACAATGATGGCGGGGAAACAACAACAACTCGCATCATTACTTCCACAGGTGCAAATGTGAATTTGACTGGATCGGGTTGGACGGCGGTTTTGCTTTCTACTCCACAGGGTTGGTATTTGACCACTTAAGGAATTGAAATGATCACGCCAGCTTTTTCAGTTACCGCAACAGAACGCATCCTTCCAAAACTTGCCCTTGATTTCACTACGGCAAGTCTTGATTCTCGCGTTACCTTTGCTCGCACAACTGACGCAACGCATCCGGCCACTTATGTCAATAGCTCGGGTGTGATTGCGTCTGCTTCAGACAATCAACCGAGATTTGATTACGATCCTGTCGCGCTAACTTGCAAGGGTTTGTTGATTGAAGAATCACGCGCTAATCTGCAAACGTACAGCACAATAACCAACGCTAATTGGTCAAGGGTGCGTTGCACTATTACCGACAACTCTATTACATCACCTTTAGGAACAACAACTGCACCTAGATTAGATTGTGACACCACCGGCGGTGGCATGAACGCTTCAGGGCCGCAATGCACTATCGGCAGCGGCGCAACAACTACGGCATCTATTTTTTTAAAAAAAGGCTACGATAATTTTGCCTTGTTGATTGTTTCAGATGGGGCTGTATCAAATGGTGTTCGTCAATACGTAAACATCAATACTGGAGTTCTTGGTTCAAGTAGCGTTTTTGGTACGGGATGGGCAAAAGTCAGCGCGTCTGTTTCTGCCTATGCTAATGGTTGGTATCGAGTGGTTTTGACTGTTTCAACTACCGGAACAACGGCTAAAGCCACAGTTTTCCCATCGTGTCCAGCAGATGGAAACGTAAGCTGCACTGCGGGTGTCACCTATGGTTATCCTTGGGGTGCTCAAGTGGAAGCTGGAGCGTTTGCCACCAGCTACATTCCCACGACCAGCGCATCTTTGACCCGCAATGCTGATGTGGCTACGATGACGGGATCAAACTTCAGCAATTGGTACAGTGCAGGAGTTGGCGGTTTGTCTGTTCGCGCAGTTCCTTCCACCGTTTCAGGCACAAGACCGTCAATTCAATTTGATGACACAACCGCCAACGAACTGATTGTTTTGCGCGGAAATACGACAAACCCTGAGTTGTATATTGTTGATGGCGGTGTGGCGCAAGCACAAATTGACGCAGGTACGATTGCAGCAAACACTGCGTACAACTTGACAGGCGCATGGGCTACAAATAGTTGCGCTGCCGCAGTAAATGGGGGTGCTGCTGTTACAGATACCACGGCCACAATGCCAACTGTTACTCAAGCTCGACTTGGTTGCGATGGTACAAATTATTTAGATGGCTGGCTTCAATCTGTTAGATATTGGCCTCAGCGAATCACTGACGCAGAAGCGCAAGCGTTTTCCAAATAACCCATCTTGACAAGCGATTTCTTAGCGCATAATCTAAGGACTGTACCGGCCCAGTAGACCGGGGAATCGAAAGGTTCATTTAAATGACTGAAGAAGTCCAATCCTTAGCGGAAGTTGACTCCGCGCCTGCACCAGAAGTGACGGCCACTCCTGAGAATGCTGAAAACGCGCCGGAAGTCGTCGAGACTCAAAACGAACAAGTCGAGGAGAAGAAATACTCCCAGGCTGAAATCGATGCGATGATCGGCAAGCGCCTCGCAAGAGAGCAACGTAAGTGGGAACGGGAACAGCAACAGCGAGCTGCGGAAACGCAAATCGTAAAAGCTCCTTCGGCAACTACCGCTGACCAGTTTGAAAGCCCTGAAGCCTATGCGGAAGCACTGGCATATCAGAAAGCCGAAGAACTGATCGCCAAGCGTGAAGCCGCCAAGCAGCAGTCTGCCGTCCTTGAAAGCTATCAGGAACGTGAAGAAGCAGCACGGGACAAGTATGATGACTTCGAGCAAGTCGCCTACAACCCCAAGCTCCCAATCACGAACGTGATGGCCGAAACGATCCAGTCTTCGGACATTGGCCCCGAGTTGGCTTACTACCTCGGCTCCAACCCCAAAGATGCAGAACGTATCTCACGCATGTCACCACTCGCACAGGCGAAAGAAATCGGGAAGATCGAAGCCAAACTGGCAGCTGACCCTCCCGTAAAAAGAACCACATCCGCACCTGCACCGATTAAGCCTGTCGCGGCACGCTCCACTGGAGCGCCAGCACTTGACACTACGGACCCTCGGTCTATCAAGACCATGACGGATTCGCAGTGGATTGAAGCTGAACGTGCCCGTCAGATTAAGAAACTGCAAGCGCAGATGACCCGCTAAATTTTTGAAAGGACTCACATGTCTAACAGTATTCTGACCATTGACATGATCACCCGCAAATCGCTGGAGATCTTGGAAAACAACCTCGTGTTGACCCGCAACGTGAACCGCCAGTACGACGACAGCTTTGCTGTTGAAGGTGCCAAGATCGGTTCTACTTTGCGTATCCGCCTGCCCGACCGCGCTCTGGTGACTGACGGTGCCGCCCTGCAAGTTCAGGACGACAACGAACAGTACACCACTCTGACTGTGGCCAGCCAAAAGCACATCGGCGTCAACTTCACATCTGCTGAATTGACCATGCAATTGGACGACTTTGCAGAGCGTGTGTTGAAGCCTCGTATCAGCCAGCTGGCCTCCAGCATCGACGCTGACGTTGCCAACGCATACAAGTCCATCGGTAACTCGGTCGGCACCCCTGGCACCACTCCTTCGACTTCTTTGGTGCTGTTGCAAGCCCAGCAGAAGCTGAACGAGAACGCTGCCGTGATGTCCCCACGTTACGCCACCGTCAACCCTGCCGCCAACGCTGGTCTGGTTGAGGGCATGAAGGGTCTGTTCAACCCCACCGACACCATCAGCAAGCAGTTCAAGAACGGCATGATGGGCACTGGCGTGTTGGGCTTTGATGAGATCAACATGTCTCAGTCGATCAAGCAGTTCACCACTGGCTCGCGCACTGCCACCGGCGGTACCTTGTCGGCTGCTGTGACCTCCGAAGGTGCTACTACCATCGCCATCACCGGCGCTGGTAATGCTGGCACCATCAAGATCGGCGACGTGTTTACCGTGGCTGACTGCTACGCTGTGAACCCACAGACTCGTGAATCTACCGGCTCCTTGTTCCAGTTCGTGGCTACTGCCGACGTGACTCTGAACAGCTCTGGCGCTGGCAACATCACCGTTGCTCCGATCTACTCGTCCGGCAACGCTCTGGCAACCGTGGACAGCCTGCCTGCCTCCGGCAAAGCCGTCGTGTTCGTGGGTGCCGCATCTACTCAGTACGCTCAAAACTTGGTGTACCACAAAGATGCCATCACCTTCGCTACTGCCGACCTGTTGCTGCCTCAAGGCGTTGACATGGCCGCTCGCGCTGTCCACAATGGCATCAGCCTGCGTGTTGTGCGCCAGTACGACATCAACAACGATCGTATGCCTTGCCGTATCGACGTTCTGTACGGTTACAGCACGATCCGTCCTCAAATGGGCGTTCGTCTGTGGGGCTAAACTGAAACGGGGGCTTCGGCCCCCTTTCAAGCGTTTTCATCTCTGAAAGGAAATTATCATGGCTCTCCCTAACGGCGCAGGCGGTTACCAAGTCGGTGACGGCAACCTGAACGAAGTTATTCTCGGCGTTCAACCCGCACCCCAAACCGCAACTGCTACTGCTACTCTGACAGTCGCTCAAATCACTGGTGGCATCTTGCTGGGTTCGCCCGGTAGCTCCGCTGCTGCTTACACTTTGCCCACAGGCACCAGCCTGGACGCAACCGTGTCGAGCGCAAAAGTGAACAGCTCGTTCGACTTCAGCGTGACCAACGTGGACGGCTCTAGCTCTGGCGTCATCACCATGACTGCCGGTACTGGCTGGACTATCGTTGGTTTGGCAACTATTGCCGCCACCGCTGGTACAACTGGTTCCTTCCGCGCCCGTAAAACCGGCGATGGTACTTGGACCCTGTACCGCTTGGCCTAAGTAAAATGGGGGCTTCGGCCCCCATTTTTGAGAGAACCTCATGGCAGTTATTTATCTGATTCACCCTCAGCACGGTGCCAAAGTTGCCACAATGGAACTTGAGGCAGCAGCTGATGAAAAAAATGGCTGGACGCGCTACAATCCAGACACGCCTTCGGCTCCCGAAGAAGCGGCCAACACACTCGTTGTGAAGCGCAAATACACGCGCAAAGCTGAATCTGAAGGAGTCTGAGCATGACGACGTACACCGCAGGCGATCAAATCAATCGAGCATTCCGACTGCTCGGCATTCTTGCCGAAGGTGAAACGCCGTCTGCCGCAATGTCCCAAGACGCCCTGATGGCGCTCAACCAGATGATTGACAGCTGGAACACCGAGCGTCTGTCAATCTTCTGCACCCAAGATCAAGTTTTCACATGGCCCTCTGGTGAGTACGTTCGCACGTTGGGACCATCTGGTGATTTCGTGGGCCTGCGTCCTGTGCTGTTTGATGACGCCACGTATTACCGTGATCCCGGCACCAATGTGTCCTACGGTATCAAGTTCATCAACCAGCAGCAGTATGACGGGATCGCGGTCAAGACCGTCACCAGCACTTACCCTCAAGTGATCTTCGTGAACATGGGGTATCCCGATGTCACGATGTCCATCTATCCCCGCCCCACACGGGATTTGGAGTGGCACTTTGTGTCAGTGCAAGAACTGGACCAGCCTGCAACACTGGCGACAGAGTTGCACTTTCCACCTGGTTATCTGCGTGCCTTCACGTACAACCTGGCGATGGAGATCGCCCCCGAATTTGGCGTGGAGCCAAGCCCGCAGGTGCAGCGCATCGCCATGACCAGCAAGCGCGACCTCAAGCGCATCAACAACCCAGATGACGTGATGGCTTTGCCATACGCACTGGTTGCCAACCGCCAGCGTTTCAACATTTACGCCGGTAACTACTGATGAAATCTCCGATCCTTGGCTCCAGCTACGTGGCACGCAGCGTCAATGCTGCGGACGCCAGGATGGTCAACTTGTTTCCCGAGATCGTGCCGGAAGCTGGCAAAGAGCCTGCGTTCTTGAACCGCGCTCCTGGCCTCAAGTTGCTCAACACTGTGGGGAATGGTCCAGTGCGCGGCCTGTGGGCGTTCTCGTCCAATGACAGCGTGGCATTCGTGGTGTCGGGCACCGAGCTGTACAAGATCAACACATCGTACGTGGCCACCAAAATCGGCAACGTAAGCGGCACTGGTCCTGTCAGCATGGCTGACAACGGTACCCAGCTGTTCATTGCCTGCAACGGACCCAGCTACATTTACAACAACAGCACAGGCGGGTTCGGTCAGATCACTGACCCCGACTTCCATGGTGCTGTGACTGTGTGCTATTTGGACGGCTACTTTGTGTTCAACGAGCCGAACAGCCAACACATGTGGATCACGGCCTTTTTGGATGGCACGTCGATTGACCCGCTGGAGTTTGAGCAAACAGCCGCATCTCCTGACGGTCTGGTGGCCGTGGCGTCCAACTTCCGCGAAGTTTGGGCTTTTGGCACCAATTCGATTGAGGTCTGGTACGACAGTGGAGCCACCGATTTCCCTCTCCAGCGCATCCAGGGTGCGTTCAACGAGTTGGGCCTTGCCGCGCCGTACTCGGTGGCCAAAATGGACAACGGTCTGTTCTGGCTGGGTCGTGACCGCCGTGGACAGGGTATTGTGTATCGCGCCAACGGCTATTCTGGTGTGCGCATTTCGACTCACGCTGTCGAGTGGCAGATCCAGCAATACGCTGACATGTCGGATGCGGTGGCGTACACGTACCAGCAAGACGGCCACAGTTTTTATGTCCTGATCTTCCCGTCCGCCAACACAACGTGGGTCTATGACGCAGCGACTCAGGCTTGGCATGAACGTGCTGGTTTTGTGAACGGCGCATTCACTCGCCACCGCAGCAACTGCCAAATGGCGTTCAACGGCAAAGTTGTCGTGGGCGACTTTGAAAACGGCAACATCTACGCTTTTGATCTGGAAGACTACTCGGACAACGGTAGCATCCAGAAGTGGCTGCGCTCTTGGAGAGCGTTGCCCACCGATCAGAACAACCTCAAGCGCACTTCGCAGCACAGCCTGCAACTCGACATTGAATCAGGCACAGGCTTGAACGATGGTCAGGGCAGCGACCCTGAACTTATGCTGCGCTGGTCGGACGATGGTGGCCACACATGGTCCAATGAGCATTGGGCCAAGATGGGCAAGATCGGCGAATACTACCGCCGGGTGTTCTGGCGTCGCATGGGCATGACCCTGAAGCTGCGCGACCGTGTGTATGAGGTGTCGGGCACAGATCCTGTGAAGATCGCCATCATGGGCGCTGAACTCATCCTGAGTCCGACCAATGCCTAACATCACGCCTATCACGCCCCCACGGGTGCCGCTGATCGACCCTCGCACAAAGTTGATCGACAGGGCGTGGTACATGTTTTTCCTGTCACTGGTGAACGCTGCTACGGTGGTGGATGACGGTGATCTTGGACCTAGCGCCGAGTCGCTGATTGCGTCTTACGACGCCGCGCTTCAGATGCTGGCTCAGGATGTGGGCATCCAACCTTCAGTAAACGATCTAGTTTCCCAGGTTGCCGAGCAGCAAAAGCAGCTCGAAGCCTTTGGTCTGTCAGACAACACCTCGTCGTTGGTGTCACAAGTTGCTGAAATGGGAAAGCAAATTGAAGCGTTGGAATTGCAACCTATTGCAACGCCGCAATTGCCTCAATATGTTTACGGTTCGTTTTACAGCACCGCCAACCAACCTGATGGTTCAACAACCACAGCGTATCCCATTCTGTATGACACCACGCAGTTCAGTAAGAACGTGACGCTGGAAAATCGCACAGCCGAATTTACAGCTTCAATTACCACGACTACGATGACGGTGACGGCAATTACGTCGGGGCCAATCTATCCCGGCATGACCATCACAGGCACAGGCGTCACCGCAGGCACCCGCATCGTGTCTCAGTTGACTGGCACTGACGGCAGCACGGGTACGTATGAGGTCAGCATTTCGCAAACCGTGGCGTCAACTACGATTACGGGGACGTGCGCATCCAAAATTAAATGCGAAATTGCCGGTGTATACAACGTGCAGTTCAGCATTCAGATGGTCAATACAGACTCAAGTGTCCACGATATTGATGTCTGGATGCGTAAAAACGGCAGTGATGTTGCTGACAGCAACAGTCAATTTTCCGTACCAAGTAAGCATGGTGCAATTGATGGCCACTTGATAGGTGCTCTCAATTTGTTCATCGAATTGGCTGCGGACGAGTACGTTGAATTGATGTGGTCAACGGCAGACGCCACGACTACAATTCAATACCTTGGTGCGCAAACTGGTCCAGTTCGGCCTGCAACACCTTCTGTGATCTTAACTGTGTCACTGGCTTCTGTGCCGACACTACAAGGAGTTTAATCATGACAGTGACCGTCAAAGTCTTCGTTCCTGCGAAATACGCCGAGAACGCACAAACTACCCAGTACACCGCCACCGGTGTGACTGCCATCATCGACAAGTTCACGGCCACCAACATCAGCGCATCAGCCGCCACGATCTCGGTGAACCTTGTCACAACTGCTGGTTCGGCAGGCAATACAAACTTGATCACCAAGACCAAGACGCTTCAGCCGTCCGAGGTCTACACATTCCCTGAACTGGTGGGTCAGGTCTTGGGAATTGGTGACTTCATCAGTACAATTGCTGGTACGGCCAGCGCTATCAACATTCGCGTCTCTGGTCGCGAAGTGACTTAAGGGGTAGCATATGAGCTTGTGGACTAAACTTCGAGATACCGCAGAATCGGCGGCTGTACTGGTAGGTAACTATTATCTGCCCGGTTCCTCTGCAATCACATCCAAACTGACCAGCGAGGGGTCGCAAAAGCAGTTGGGCTCAACTGTTGGCCAACTTGCACAACTTGGCTCCGGCGGCTATGGTGCGCTTGAAGGCAACTTGGCCAATTACAGCACCGCTTACGACAAAGTTGCTGGTGCTTTCGGTGGTGGTAGCAGTGCAGGTATGACCGGTCAACAAGCCGTTGATGCGTTTAACGCAGGCAAGATTAGCGGCGCTGAATTTGAAGCACTGGCTTCTGGTAGCGGTACTACGGCAAGTTCCCTGTTGTCCGGTAAAGGTTTGTCGTCGTATTTGACGCCTGCCGCTATGCTTGGCAATTCGCTAATTGGCGCAAACGCCGCAAACAGAGCAGCAGATGTACAAGCAGACGCTGCTCGGTACAGCGCCGATCTCTTGAACCAGCAATATCAGCAAACTCGACAAGACCAGATGCCTTGGATGCTGGCTGGTCAAACCGCACTGAACAAACTGATTCCTTTGACGGACTATAAAAAGTTCGACATGACTCAGTTTCAAGCTGACCCCGGTTATGCGTTTCGTTTGTCCGAAGGGCAAAAGCAATTGGATCGGATGGCTGCAATTCGAGGTGGTCAAATTTCGGGCGGCGCTTTGAAAGCTGCTGCACGATACGGTCAGGAAATGGGTTCGCAGGAATACCAGAACGCATTTAACCGCTACCAGACCGAGCGTGCTGCACAACTGAACCCATTGCAATCTTTGGCTGGTGTCGGTCAAACCACGGCGCAAAATCTGGGCAGCTTGGGTGCTAATTACGCAGCCAACGCAGGTGAAGCAGCCACAGGTGCAGCAAATGCCCGTGCGTCCGGTTACATTGGTGGCGCAAATGCTCTGACCGGCGGCATCAACCAGTATTTGAACTATTCCAACCAGCAGGCTCAAAACTCATTGCTTCAACAAGCACTGATGCAACGACAAGCCACTGCGTAAGGATCACGTATGCCAATCAATCCCAATATCGCGCTGAGTTTCAAACCCTCGACGGAATTGCAGATGCAAGATCCGTTGGCCAACTACGGCAAGATTGCCGCTATTCAACAGGCTCAGAATCAAAACGCATTGGCCCAGTACCAACTGGGTGCAGCGCAGCGTGCGGATAAAGCAGCAACGGTTGCGAATGAGCTGTACGCCAAACATTTTGACCCAAAAACTGGCGGCATTGACATGTCAGGTTTCGTTGCAAGCGCTGCGGCAGCGGGTCAAGGTGGTCTGATTCCAGACGCATTGAAAAAAGAAGCTGATCGTGCTTCGGCAGCAGCTACTTTGGCAAAAACAAAAATCGAAGGTGCTGTCAAAACGACTGAGTACTACCGTAATCTGTTGACCAACGTGAATACCCCAGAAGCCGCGGCTCAGTGGTTGTCGTCACAGTATCAGAACGATTTTTTAAAACCTTTGGTGTCAAATGTGCCGTTGGAACAAGCGATTGGTGAGATCCCCACGGACCCCAAGAAGTTCCAAGACTGGAAAAAGGCAAACGCAATGGGGATGAAAGATTTCATTACTCATTCGGAAACCGTGCGTCACAATTTGTCAACTGAGAAGACGGCGCAGGGTCAGTTGGGTGTGTCTCAAGGTCAGCTCAAAGTTGCTCAGGACAGACTTGCTCAAGAAGCCACAGGTGTGGTATATCAAGAAGATGGTCAAGGCAACATCATCGCACTGCCGTCCAAGCTCAAGAAGGGTGAAGTGCCCACAGCTCGCATGGCCGTGGCTCCTGGCGGCGGGTTCCAACCGTTGACCGCCAAACCCTCGGAGGCTGTGGGTAAAGAGCAGATGTCGATTAACCAGCAAAAAGCGACTGTGCAAGGCGCACTCGATGCTGTTAAATCTACGCCTGATGCATTTGGGTGGGTTACCGGCAACATGCCCGAATCGGCACGCGCACGTCTTGCGTCATCCGATGAAAACGAAGCCCGTGCTTTCGTGTTCAACGTGGTTTCCGGTGTCATCAAAGAGCGTGCCGGTACAGCCCAGTCTGCGGGCGAAGCGGCAACTCTTGCACGATTCTTGCCTGCTGAGGGTGACAATGCCAAAGTCATCGAAGACAAGCTGACAGGTTTCCAGAAATACCTGAACGCTAAGGAAGCTGGCACTACGAAGAAACGTGGTGGTCCTGAGAAACCACCACTCGCGCCGATGGACCAAGAAGCGTTAAAATGGGCCAACTCCAACCCTGCTGACCCTCGTGCAGCAGCCATCAAGCAACGACTGGGGATGTGACATGGCAGGCTTTGATCCCGATACGTACTTGGCAAAAAGCGCACCATCGTTTGCACCCTTAGCGTTTGATCCTGACGCGTATCTGGCCTCGGGGTCAATTCCACGCGTTACCGGCAACCCATTGGTTGACCAGATCCCCGGCTCCAGCGTCAAGGCTCCTGCCGCCACGGCACCTGTCCCCAAGGATTTCACTTTTGGTCAAAAGGTCATGGGTGCTATTGAAACAGTGCCTGCGCTGGCCGTGGGTGCGCTGACTGCACCCGTTGTCGAAGCGTCTAAGATTTACGGTGCTTTGACCAGTGGTCAATTCGGTACGCAATCTGGCATTCGCTCAGGTGAAGAAACTGGCCGCAGGATGCAGGAACAGTTCTACCAACCTCGCACAGCAGCCGGTCAACAGTATGTTGGCGACATCGGTAACGCTTTGGCCCGTACAGGTCTGCAAGGCGTACCCATGAACGTGTTGGGCGATTTTCAGCGCGGCATTGCACCAGCCACTCGCGCTGTCACTGATTTGGCTGGTGCCAAGATTGCCCAGCGTGCCGAGGCCGCTGCACAACAGGCATCTGCGAAAGACTGGGCGCGTGCTCCTCAGATTGAGGCTGCTCAGGCTGCCCAGCGTCTTGGCGTCGCAGTCAATCCTGCTGAGGCCAACCCTAACGTCAAGACCAAAATGTTGGTCGGTGCTACGGGTGAAGCTGTCGTCAACGCCAAAGCGGCCAAGGCCAACATGCCTAAGTGGAACGAATTGGCCCGACAGGATTTGGGTTTGCCCGAGAATACCCCGCTGACCGCAGAAGCCTTTGAAAAGGCCCGCGCATCACATTCTGCACCTTATGACACCATTCGTAAGATCGGTGTGATGCAAGCATCCGACGATGTGTTGGGTGAGCTTGGTGGTTTGAAGCTGGACCCACTGTCCACCAGTAACCCTGAGAAAGCTGCCAAAGTTAACGCTGTCGTGGACCGTGTGACCTCTCAGGTTGCCGACGGATTATCTGGTGAAAACGTGGTGGGTCAGATTCGCGGGTTCCGCAAAGACGCCAACCAGGTGCTCAAGAACCCCAACGCCAGCCCCATCGACATCGATGTGGCTGAAACAAACCTGAGCATCGCCAACGCATTGGAAAACCTGATCGAAAGCAACATCAGCAACCCCAAAGCACTGAGCGACTTCCGTAAAGCCCGTACGGCAATTGCCAAGACTTACGACTGGGAACGTGCGACAGGCGTGACCACAAAACAAGTCGATCCGTTGCAGATCGCAAAGCTGGCGGAAAAAGGCAAACCATTGTCGGGCACATTGAACGATGTGGCTCAAATTGCAGGCAATTTCCCCGAGATTGCCAACCTGAACCTGCCCAAAGAACCTTTGCTGTATCAGCGCCTCCGTCGCGGCGGCTTCGGCGGTACAGCAGGCTTCGTGTTGGGTGGTGGACCCGCAGGTGCAGCGGTCGGTGCTGGTTTGACCAGTCTGGGCAGCGAAGGTGTGGCCAACATGTTGACCCGCCCCAGTGTGCAAAATCGACTGGCTGTTCCAATGGATCGTCGCATTCCGTTGCCGACGACTCCTGTTGAACCAATGGCACCGATTCCACAGAGCCGTGCCGTCGTGCCGTTTGACTATTCACAACAAGCATTTGTGCCACCAAACTTCGTGATGGTGGGTGAACAGTACGGTCCTCGTGTTGGCCCAGCGCCAGCACCCATCGAGATTCAGCGTGCTCTGCCAGCACCCAGCGCCGAGGGCACCCTCAATGCCCTGCGTGCAGAAGATGTCCGCCGCGCCCAGATGTCTCGCACACTGGGCCAACAGGCTGAGGAACAAGCAGCCGCACAGGCCGCAGCAACCCGTCAGCCTGCTCGGGGTGGTCAGGTGTTTGATGTCGATCCAGTCACCGGCAAATTGGTGCCCGCCAGCTCAACTCTGAAAGGCGCAACCCCTGACATCCAGATCATCGAGAGCACCGGCAAGAACTTGTCAGGCGCTGCCGACATCTTGGCATCAGGTAAGTCGCCTGCCCTGATGAGCGCCGAACAGAAGATTGCGTGGGACAAGACCCGTGTCGATCTGGCCGATGTGGTGCCCGGCATGAAGGCTCTGGACGACAAAGCCATTGCCGCCAAGATGCAAGATCGTGTCTGGGTACAAGACGCAATTGCTAAGGCTCAGGAAAAAGCCCGTGCATTCCAAGACATCGCTGCTCGTGCTCAAAACGAGCGCTTGCGTCAGGATGCCCTGATGAAGCGTGAACAAATGATGGACTTGCTGGAAACTCTGGAAGAACAGTTTGGCAAAGCTCGTCCAGTGCAGCGCGGTGGTCAGGGTCCAAAAACCCGCGCCTTCCAGCGCAACATGCTGCGCCCTGAAGAATCTGAAATCCAAAACGCATTGGTGAAATAATGGCCTTTGATGACACAAACTTTGACCCCGTGAAGTACGGCGTGCTCTGGGAACGGGTCCAGATGATGGACAAAAAGATGGACAAGATGGAGCGCCAAATCGAGGAACTCCTCGAACTGGCCAACAAGTCCAAAGGCGGCTTCTGGATGGGCATGACCATCGCCTCGGGCATCGGCAGTGTCATCGGCTGGATCGTCAGCCACATGAAGGGCTAAAGTGTTTTCACTGGGTCCGCGATCCAAGAATCGCTTGAAGGGTGTGCATCCTGATCTGGTCAAGGTGGTCGAGTTGGCCATCAAGATCAGTGACACCGACTTCACGGTGCTGGAGGGTCTGCGGACACCAGAGCGCCAAAAGGCACTCGTGGAAGCTGGAGCCAGTCAAACGCTCAACTCGCGCCACCTGACCGGTCATGCCGTGGATCTGGGTGCATGGGTTGAAGACGAGGTGCGCTGGGACTGGCCGCTGTACGCTAAGATCAACGCTGCCATGCAAGACGCCGCCAAACGACTGGGTATACCAATCATCTGGGGCGGTGCCTGGCGATCTTTCAAAGATGGTCCACATTTCGAGTTGGACCGCAAGGAGTATCCATGAATCAGACAATCGTTACAGCCGTTGCCCGCCACCTGTTGACCACCGTTGGTGGTGGTTTCCTGATGTCGTTTGGCCTCACCGGCACAACGCTTGAGGCCGTGGTTGGTGCAGTGTCCACCCTGATTGGTGTGGCTTGGTCACTTTATGACAAGCGCAACAAAAACCAGCCCGAAGCACAGCCAGCCGAGTAAGCCAAGCAACACCCAATAAGCCAGCGCCTTCAGTTGTCTGCGCCAAACAGTAGGAGGCAATGGCTCTCGGGTGTAGTCTTTGCGGCCAATCCGAGCCACACGGATGGGGCAATCTTGTCCTTGGTTGCACTCACCGTACTCGTCGCAGCAGTTCATCTTTAAACTCCTTTAATCCTGTAATCGTTTCAAGCGTGGCGAATCGGTGGCCGTTGGCACACTCGTATCGGCGCTTATGGACATTGTTATTCTTGTCGGTGCGGGTGTCGAGCACCCGTGTCCAGACATTGCAGACGGGGCAATTGAGGCTCACAGCGCCCCCAGTCCGGCAAATGGGTTGCCACCGTAGCTCTGCCAGGTCTTGCCCCGTTTGATGGCGCTTACGGTGGCTTGGCTGATCCCGTATTGCGCGGCAATCTGATGCTGGTTGCCGTCGAGCATGCGAATCTCGGTGGCCAGCTCCAGAGTCAGCTTACCTTTGGCGCGTGCCTTGTCGGACAGCTTTTTGCGACGAATCACATTGTTCTGATAGCTTTGCTCGACAGTGGTGCGACGCTGTACTTTGCCACGGGTTGTCCAAACCGTGTGCCCGGGATTCACGCACATCGGGTTGCCGCAGTTGTAAGTGGCAATCAGTCGGGGTTGATTACCGCCGCGCTCATACAGGATGAACCTGCGCACCGAGCCAATCTTGCGTTTCCAGTTCATCACGGGTGACACCCCGCAGCTTTGCATCGCACCTGTCCAGTTCCAGCAGTCACCCTCCTCGACGATTCGGGATCGGATGCGTTCAATCAACTCGCTCATTTACCCACCTGACTCAATGCTGCTTGCAGTCCAGCGAATCCACCGACTCGCTGACCATCGATAAAGATCTGAGGCATCTGGCGCACATCGGGGAACATGACCGTGAACGCAGCACGCTCGGCTTCGTTGTCCAAGTTGATCTCTTTGTAGTCGAGGTTCTTGGACTTGAGCAGCTGTTTGGCACTGACACAGTTGGGACAGCTGGATTTTGTATATACAACGATCTTCATTCCATGCCCTTCAAATATGCGGTCAGTCGCTTGATCTGCTGCTCACGGAACTTGACCATCGAGTCAGCGTACTCGCGTGTTGTTTGCGACTCAAGCAGCTTGCGCTTGGCGTCCTCCAGCTCCCGCAGCGCCAGCACTTCCGCGCTTGGTGTGGTCCACAGTTTTTTCAGTTGTTCAATCATCACAGTTACTCCTTAGTTGGTGTTGCACATTGTATCACACATTCTTGGACATGCGGTATTCTTTGATTGCGTTTCGCAGACCTTGCTGCGTGGTGGCCTTGTCATCCAGTGCCAATGCCTGCGCCTGATCCAGTGTGCCCTGGCACATGATGCGGTGACAGATCACCGGCACCCCTTGACCTTGGCGGCGCACACGGGCGTTGAACTGCTCGTACAGGTCCAATGACCAGTTGAGGCCGTACCACACAAGGATGTGGCCGTTCTTCTGAAGCCCATCGATCCCGTGGCCCATCGATGCAGGGTGGCCAATCATCAGTTGGCAGTCGCCCGTCTTCCAGCGGTGCATGGCGTTGGTCAATGACGCTTCGCTCTTGCACTCAGTCAGGTTGATCGGATCGAGGTGTTTGAACTTCTCCATGATCCGCGCAGCGTCTGACCGGTAGGCATAGGCGCACAGGATCGGGGAACCGTTGGCTTCGTCGATGATGTCCTCAAGGGCTTCGAGCTTCAGGTCATGCACTGGCTCCCATAAGGGCATACCGGGGATCGGGTACATGGCACCGTTGGAAAACTGGAGACACTTGTTGGTCAGCGACGCCTGGTTGAAGGCTTCCACCGTGGTGCCACTATCGAGCTGGATGAAGAACTCTTTTTCCATCTTCTCGTATTTGGCCCGCAGATCGTCGGGCATCTCGATCTCGATGTTGTTGACCATCAGATCGGGCAGAGGGTTGTAGTCCTCGGCGCTCATCTCCAGCGTGATGTCACCGATCAGCTTTTTGATGGTGTCCTCGGTGTCCTCATATGGCACCTCTTTGTACGGTCCCACCTTGCGATAGAAGCGCGTTTTGAACTGGGTCTTGCTGGTACCCAGGCGCTCACCCTTGTCCACCACAAGGAACTGGCCATGCAAATCCTTGTAGCCGTTGGACGCAGGGGTGCCGGTGAGGCCCGTGGTCCAGTCGAACTTGTCCAAGATCTTCTTGACGGCCTTGACTCGGTTGGTGGCCGAGTTCTTGCACTTGCTGATCTCGTCCCACACGACACCGTTGAACGGCATCGGCTTGTCCTTCTTGACAAAGTAGGTCTGGAGCGTTTCCGCCATCCAGCCGAGGTTCTCGTAGTTGATCATGTAGACATCAGCAGGGCGCAAAAGAGCGCGGGTGCGCTGATCCTTGGTGCCCGTGACCATGCTGAACCGCAGGTGCTTGGTGTGCTCCCACTTTGCAGCCTCTTGTCTCCACACCAGTCGGATGACTCGGATGGGGGCGACGATGATCACACCTCGCAGGAAGCCGGTGCGGATCAAGTGGGCCAGCGTGGTCAAGGTGATCACGGTCTTGCCCAGACCCATGTCCAGCCACAGCATCGAGTTGGCATGGGTGCATTGGAAGTTGACCGCCTTCTTCTGGTAGTCGTGGAGTAGGTCAGGTGTCAGCATTGTTCACCTCGCATGTAAATCCACAATCGGCAGGCATGTCTACCTTGAACCGTCCACGAGTGGGTGCTAATTCGTCCAAGTACACCGGGCCGTTTTCGTCCTTGTTTACAGCGTGGCCGATAAGTCTTTCCACTTTTGCCATCTTGTCGAAGCGATCTGGAAAGTCCTTGCGAATTTTGTTCCAATAACCCATCCCCCCCTTCACGCAACCAATGCAGTTGTTGTTGGAGTACCCGAGGTGGTACATGGTTGGCAACTTCAGGCCCAGTCGGGTCAGGTGTGCGTAGCAGTCCTGTTTGCTCACTTTGTTGTCAATCAAGATGAAGTCCTCACTGACATCATTGTTACCGTCGATGAATCGGTCAGCGCGATCTTGTTCTTCAGCGGTGTAACCAAACACCTGAATGTCGCCGGGACGCTGGTACGACTTACGCATGTCCTTCTTCAAAATCATGGTGCAAGGTGCGCCGTACTGATTCTTGATAAACCCGCGCTTTGCAAACACCTTGTAGATTGACCCCTCGTGTTGTTCATCCATGATGACCTTGACGGGGATACCTGTCACACGAGTGAAGTCGTCAAGGAACCGAAGGTTGTCCTCGTGTTCCTCAACCACCCGGCAGTAGACAGCCTCAATCTCACCGTACTTGACGGCAGCGAGGATGGTGGCTACCGCACTGGCGGCACCACACGAAAACCATGAAATGACTCTCATCAGCACAACCTCGCTTCGATCATTTGCAGCATGAGGTTGATGGTTGACTTTCCTTGCTCCACGTTGTCCACCACGAACACGTTGATCTGGTGCTGGCGCATTCTGTTGTGTTCACGCTCTTGTGCAGGCGTGGGCTTTTGCCCCTCGCGCTTGAACTCGATAAAGAACACGCGACCCTTGTAGATGAACAGGCGATCAGGCACAGCGGCACGAGCGGGACTGGTGAACTTGTAGACCAGCACGCCTTTGGTCTTGGCGTATTCGCAGACCTTGGCTTCGATTTGTTTCTCAATCATCACCACACCTTTCGTCCATTTGTTTCTTGCTGTCAATGTCACGATCCAACCAGAGCAAAAACACAAGACAGCAACCAGCGTGAGCCAAGTGAGACAGCCCACTTTCAGGGTCTGTTTTTTCACCAAGCCACCATGCCTCCATGTGACGCATCAAGGCATCGTAGTAACGCTGGCGTCCATTCTCAACATGCTGCCAGTTGTTCTCGGCGTACTTGGCAGCACCAAACTCCAGAACTTCGATAATTTGCAACACTGCACCTTTGGGCAGCAAGCTCCAACGGGGCTTGCGACTATCGAATTTCATGCCAATCCCAGACATAGCTTCTCCACTTCTCTGACGTAGTAATCAAAATCCACCGGCAACTTCCCGGCGTCCTTGATGTCATTGCAAGGCTGGACACCCCATCCCGACTCGACACCGATCTTGCGCCACTCGGTCTTGCCCTTGAGCGGCGGCATCCACTTGAACAGGCGACCACCGCCCTCTGCAATGTAGTAGCGTGTTGTGTTCTGCAACTGCTGGGGCTGCTGGCCGTGCCACTCGATTGCCAAGTAACTAGAGCGCGGCACCTTGGTGCGCAACATGAAGTCCATGATGTCGGGCCACTGCTCAATGGTCTGCCGGATCGGTGCACCCTCGATCAGCACCTTCTCGGCCACTTTGGGGATCACCAGTCCACCGGCGTTCTGGTGCCAATGCATCTCGTACTCGTAGGCACCCTTGCGCTTGACCTTGCCGTTCTCGTACCGTGCGATGTAGTTGTTCACATCACGGATGAACATGTGCGAATAAATGGCTTCCTCAAGCTGCAACCCTGTGCGCGACTCCCACGCAGCACGAGCCGTGTCCACGAGCCACTTGTTGGCGCGGGGCACTCGTACTGTCATGCCGTCCGTGTTCACCTGGATGATCTTCAACCCATCAATGTGCATCATCCCTTCAGCCAAGACGCACAGCAGCAGTTGCCCGTTGAGCGTGATGCTCATGGTGAACAGCGGGTCGTAGAACACGCTGAACGGGTTGTTGCTGTCACCGTACACACCGTTGAGCGCCAGCTTCAGCATGGCGTTCTCTGCGCTGTTCTTGGCGTAGGTTTTGCGCTGCTCGTACAAGTGCTTGTAGATGTCGCAGAACGACTCGCCTAAGTGAGCAGGGTGGAACCGGTTACTGATTGCCAGATTTGGGTAGTAAGAGCTAACGTCCAAGTCAACGATGACATGATCAGCATCAGATTCGATAACCTCGGACTCCACTGATCCATGGATACCGCCAAGCCCAAAAACAAAATCGAAACCATTGACCCGAGCAACAACGTCATCAAAAACCCCTTTGGTTTCAGTTATCACTTGGTCCTTGAGCCAGCCCAGCACTCGTGTGAACTCGGGCTGCTCGAACGTGATCCAAGGCAGAATGGCGTCCTTGAGCGCCAACTGGGGGCGTGGGGTCTGGCGAGGGGTGCGCCCTTTGGGGCCGAAGTCGTACAGCGTGACACCGGCTTCTTCGAGCTTCATGGCAAAAAACTCTTTGCCGATCTTGGTGTCGTTGTAGTTGATCCAGTCCTTGCCGGGGTACAGGCGGCACAGCTCCTCGCGGAACTTGATCATGTCAGTCGTGTGCCCAAGGAACAACTTGGTCTGCGCCACATCGTGGGCGTTGTATCGCTTGAGCACTTCGGCCTGCTCACGGGTCAATTCGGTGCCCACCTTGAACGGCAGATCCTCGATGTTGTCCGAGCGCATATTGAACTCCAGCATCTTGAGGCTGGTGGCGCGTGCCTTGTTGTCAAAGTGGTGAATCTTGAACAGATCCACCTGCTCCACGAATCGGTCACTCGGGTTGACGTTGTGCATCCACTTGCTGTCGTCATCCTGTGAGTTGATGATCGCCATCGCCTTTTGGTACAGCGTGTTGGCATCGCTGAAACCCATGCGAATCAGCGTATGCAAGACGGGATAGTCGAACCCCACGTTATTGAACCCGACCATGCGGGCATCCGTATCCTTGAGATACTGGAGAAACGCAATGATTTCTTTGGAGTCGTTGCGCCAGGGTGTGATCTCAAAAGACCATCGAAGCGGTGCTTCTGCGTGCTCCACCGCCAGCGTGAAGACGTTGGGGAAGGTTTCCAGGTCATAGACATAGTCGTTACTCATTTCAATACCACAAGCTTTCCAGCAAACCCTGAATTGCGCAGCTTCTCAACATTCGATTTTCCGTAAGCAATTAGGCAACTCGGAGCGTTGGCCACATCTGCTTCAGTACCGTCAACATAACAAAATCTCAATCGGCCTTTGAAAAAGAACACAGCGTCTGCCCGTCCCCAAACTTGTTCAAAAAACCCGACTGTTTCGGTTCGTGCGAACACCAACGCAATACCATTCCCATGGTCCGCAAGTTTGGCAAGCCATTTGAATGTTTCTCGACCGTAGGGTGGATTGCACCAGACAGTACCGAACCAAGGGGCAGCAAGCCCGTTGTCTGTTTCGTCAAGGTGATACTGTGCTGTGTCCCAAGGACGACGAGTACCAGGACTGCACGGGTCAAGGTCAAAAGGACCAAGAGTGTCGGTGATGTACTTTGGCGTCAGCCACTCATCGTGACCATCAGTCACAGTGTTGAAATTTCGATTACTCATTACGGTTACCAGTTAGGTGGGGCCACTGGCCGGTCCCCCAGGAACCCCCAGAGGCAGTGGCCCCGATTTACTTACTGACCACCCAAGAAGGATGGCAGGCCACCGAACGGTGCAGCGGGCATACCTGCGGCAGCGGCCACGGCACCAAAGCCAGCAGGTGCAGCATTTGCCACAGCTGCGAACAGGTTCGATGCATCCACGGCACCTTCGCCGAAGGGTGTGTCATCGCCAGCAAACTGGACAGCGATCAGGTCGCAGCGAATGCCACGGCCAACCTTGTTGTCCTGCGGCCAAGGCTTGATGGCAGCATTGACACGGCAACCACCGTACATCTTGCGGGCAAGCTGCTGGTAGGCCATCGTGTTGG